TGATATCGGGCCATCGGTTGCTGGGGGTTTCCCCCCTGTCCATTTCCACCTGGAGCCATCGGTTAAAATCCTCCTGCTCTGGATTTTAGCGCAAACGGCTCACTCTCGGGTAAGTTTGCTCTCCGGTATCCGTTGCACGCGCCAACAGGTCCGCACCCGCAACGAGAGATCGAAGGGTCGCGCCTTCTGCGTGTCTGCATTTTGTTCCTTTCGTTTACGTCGGCGCCGAGTACGCCGTGGCGATGCCGCCCAAAAACGTGATGCTTCCGTTGGAGCCGCCGCCGGTCAATTTCGCCAGCGGAATGACCGCGGAGATGCCGGGTGTCCCGGCGCGCTCATAGTTTCCCGTCACGTTGAGGTTTCCGGTGACTACCAGCGGCGTAGCCGAGGAAGTGTCGATCACGACCGAGACGGAGCCTCCATTATTCAAGAACTCGGCAAAGGCATCGTTGTTTCCGGCCACGCTTCCCAAAACGTTTATGACCTGATGTCCGACCGGATTTGTTATGGATATAAGCCCAGTCGTAAATGTGCTGGTGGCCAGATCGAAGTTGTCCGAGAATTCCATCTGCCCGGCATCTAGCAACAGAATGCTGCCGCCCGCGCCAGTCAGTGAAATCCTGGCGTCCGTGATGTCGAGCGAGCCATCGGCGCGGCCAATCAGTTTCGCTGTGGGCCAGTTCAGGGAGAGGCCTCCGGAAACGTAGGCTCCTGAAAAGGTCGATCCCACCAAATCGTAGTTGTTGGCGTCGATCACGGTAATCGGCCACGATACGCCGTCGATATCCGGGACGCCCACAACGCCGGTCAACACGACCGCGTACCCGGTACTGTACCCGTGCGCTGGCACCGTGACGCGCACCGCGCCGGAGCCGTTGTTCGCCACTCCGGTGATCTGCTGAGAACCGCCTACGGCAATCGTGGAGAATAGTGCGCCCGCGAAAAACCTAGACACCGTGCCGCCAGAGGTGTAAGCACCCGCGAAAGTGGACCCGCTCAGGGTGAAGTGGTTCGCGTCGAGAACGGTAATGATCCACTGACCGTTGGCATTCGGAACGCCGCCGACCAGCGCCGCGTGTACCTCGTCTCCGTTGACGTAGCCGTGGGCTGTCACAGTCAATTCGATCAGGCCGGCCGAATTCACGGCTCCCGTGACGGCCTGGGGGGATTCGGATTGCGTCCCGAGCCACGCCCCGATATCGCCATAGGGGTCAATCACGTACACTTGCCCGTTTTGTCCAATCGCCACGATCTGGCCGTTAGCGAATAGCTGAGCGCTCGCCGGCCCCGCGCCGCCGATGTAGAGGTTGTTCCCCCAGATTCCCTGGTACGCCGTATTGTTCGTCGGATCAACGATATCCCCGATTGTGGCGATCAGCACGCCGCTTGGACTGACGACCTGGAGCGGGTCCGGCACGGGCAACGCCCCCTGAAGAGCCGACCAGATCTGATCGAGTTGCTGCTGCACGTTCTGTAGCGCGCTACCGTTGGCGGCCCAAAGGTCGCTGTCTTGGCTCTGGCTGGTATTGTAGATGAAGGCGTTCGCCGCGGCGCGGACGCTTCCAGGGCTCTGTTGGTTCGGCGGTACGAGCGATTGCGCCGATGTGGATTGCGTCGGCATTTTATCCTGCCACCACCTTGGAGAATCCGCAGATTTTACAGGTCAAGCGGCGCTTTCCTGAAGTGAAGATCGGCGGCACGTCGTCCACCAGTTCCGTGCCGCACTCTGGGCACGCGATGCCGGTCCCACGCTTCCCTTGCGCCATCTCACGCTCGTATTGGTCTAGAGGAATCATTTTCGATTGTGTTGCGTGGCCAGCATGAGAGCGTGGGCGCGCTCGGGGTTGCTGGCTTCGGCCTTGTCGCAGAGCCGCTTTAGGAATTCGATCAGACGCTTCACGTTTTCCAGTATACGCCCTTTGCATTCTCGTTAACGCATGGGCAAGCTGTTTGTATAGTAAATTCGCATGAAGGCCAGAACCATGAATGCCCCGATGCTGTTTGTGCCTAAGAGCAAAGATGCCTGATCTGACCGAAGCCAAAACTTACAAAGTATTTCCTGCCCTGAGGCCCCGGAAAGCGTGACCGGGATTGCCGCCGGGACGACGCTTCGGAGATGGTCGAGGCCGTAAGCCGTCAGATTGAGCGGACCGTTTCCACTGACCCTGAGATGGCATCCGTGGTAATCGTGAACGGTGGTTGTGGTGTCCTGCGCCGCCGGGACGATGCCGGTTTCGTACAGGGCGCTTGTCCCCGCCGGATTGCCGCTCAGGTCCACGTCCTGGTGGATCACGGCATCCGAAGGCAGCACCCGGCGAATTATCCCCCCCGGATTGCTTTGCGCCGGAGCGTACCACGTCTCATCGGTGGCCGTAGCAAGGTTTCGGATCGTCGCGGATGCACCTTGGCGATAGGCGCTGAACCCGTTTAGCGAATAAAGCAGCGACCCTGGTTGCTCTCCGAGAGACACGTTCCAGGACATCTCGGCATTCGGGGAATTTGGAACGGCCACGCCGTCGCCGGAGTAGACACCATTCCCGGCGGCCGGAATTGTGAACGTGTTCGGTCCCGTAACGGTCGCGGTAAAGGTTCCGTTCGCCGCCGTGTTGCCGCCGACTCCCGAGAGAGTCACGCTCAGGCCGGTTTGGAACAAATGTGGGTAGAGTTGCACCGCGGCGCCGATCTGAACCCCGGTCGTGATGACAATTGGGTTGGTATTCGTCGCATTCGTCACCAGAACCTTCAGCGGGGCCGTGACGCGGATTACCCGGTCAAGAGAATCGTCCACGATGCCCACCTGGGTAGGCGCTCCCCAGTTGATCCGGTTCCAGTCCGGCGACTGCCAAAAGGATAGCGGGAGTGTCGGAAACGCGCCGCCCCGGTAGGAGAAAAGCCCCTTCTCGGAAGCGAGCAAGATCCTGCCGCCTGAAGACAAGAGGCATGACGGCGTGAGCACGCCCACGGAACCGTCTACGCGCTGTGGAGGCGTCCACGTGGCCGGTTGGCCCCCATTGTCGGAGCAAGCGTAGAGCGCCGAGAGCGTAGCGATGTAGCACACCTGGCCGATGGAGCACCCGTGAACCGGGATCTGCTTTCCTTCCAGATAAATCCCGTGATACGCCGCCGTAAGGGACTGGTAGGCGCTTGGGTCGGAGACGTAGACCACCGGAAAACCAGCGCCGTCCAACGTCACATAGCACATGCGGGACGAGTAAGCGAAGATCGCAGAGGGGAAGAATGGAGGCGTGCCGCTCAAGGATGAAGCGAGCACGTTTTGCTGCTGGGTCACGTTCGTGCCGGTCGAAGTGAGATCGCCGTCCGAGACGTTGACGACAACTCCGACATTCCCAGGAGAGGTTGGCCACGGCAGTATGGCTCCCGGGACGGCGTAGTATTCGGCCAGATTCGAGGCGGTAGTCATGACCACCTGAGCGAAGCCGCCCGGCGACATATACGAGGGGATCGACAGGCAGTCGAGGTTCACCAGCACTCCGTGGGCGCCATCCGTCGCAGTGTAGAGAATCGGGCTGAACAGTTGCGTGGTGGAATCGAACGGGCAGATCGGGCCGCTGTACCCGTTTCGTGTCGTGTACAGGAAGGCAATGCGGCGCGTTCCGGCTGTGACGACACCCGATCCCACGGTCATGTCTGCCGTGAGGGTCACTACCGCATTCGAGATGGGTTGCGCGAAGAGCTTATCCGAGTTCCCCGTGGAGGCGTTGTAGATGTATCCGGAAGTGCTGCTGTATCGGCCAGTGGCATCGCCAAATCCGAAGTACCCGCGGATGCCATCGGTGGCGAAGGACAGGTACTTGGCCCCCGTCACGGCAATGAGTCCGACGAACGAAGCGGATTGCTGACTGTACGCCTTCGCTCCCACGCCCGGAGCATAATAGACTGCGTAGCAGTCCTGCACGCCGCCGTTGTTGAAGTACCAAGGAAACAGCGAAAGAACGCCACCGTCCGCAGTGGGGAGTTGCACTACCTGCGAAGATCCGCGCCGGGTGGCCGCCTGGATGACGGACGCCGCCCCAGTGCCGATGGTGAAATCGAGATTCTGCGAATAGAGGCCGTGGGCGAGATCGAGGGCGTAGGGGTCCACCGCTTGAGCGGACCCCTGAAACTGTACGATGTCGATTTCGCTATTGTTGCCTGGGAAGTAGGCCACTGCTTACCTGGGCTGCAACGCTACCGTGATCTGCACGCCCTTGCAGGACGCCGCGCTGCCGGAAGCCACCTTGACCGAGAGACGGTCGCCGGCGAGCAGGAATCGGAGCCCCAGCGCCGCGAGAGTCCCGACGACCGTTGTGTTCGCCGCCGCCGTCAAGTCGAATGCCGCCGTCGTGAGAAGTTGGCCGCCGCCCGGCGCGGTAGTCCCCGAATCCGCGTACAACCCAAGCGTTCCGGCCTGCCCAGCTACAACCGCCTGCCGTTCGCGCACGTCGATGATTTCGTAGTCCCGATCCGCCGTCCAAACGTTCTGCGCCGCGAACCCGGTAAAATCGGCCTGCCCATGCACGTTGTACAGCGAGAATGTCTTTTCGATCCGGTCGGCGCTGGTGCAATTCAGCGTGAGAGTGACCGAGATCCCCGCAAGGGCCGTAGTCACGCCGGCAAAGGCGATGGACAGAGCCGCGCCAACCGCCAGCCGCAGGGAAGCGGCTGTAGCGGTGAGGGCACCCACCTGAACGGTATTGTTCGCCCCCTGGCAGTTGAATCCCGCAGTCAGCAGCGCCGTCCCAGCGCCCGGCGCCGTGCCGCTCGCATCGGCGGTGATCTGCATCGTCAGGCCGCCAGCGTCGGTGCCTTTGGTGGTGTGAGAGTAAGACGCTGCGGTGAGGACGTAGGGCCGGTTGGCGGTGAAGATCGCCATCGCCGCCGGAATGTCGGCATTCTGCGCGATCTCGAACGTTATCATCTGGTTCTTGAAACTTGCCGTGGTAACGGTGATTTCCACGCCGGCCAGAGCCGTGGTCGTACCGGCCACCACGATCCCGAGACGGTCCCCGGCAAGCAGCAGCAGGTTCGGATCGTCGGAATTGCTGGTGGTCGGAGTCTGAAGGGTCAAGGTCTGAAGCGTGTCCGCAACGGCGGCGTGACAATCCACGACGTTCGATACTGGTACTCCGGTTCCAGGAGCCTGAGTTCCGATCAAGTGCTCCACATACAGAGTCGGCTTGGAAGCGCCGGCCGTCGATCCTGGCACGTGGCAGATAAAGGTGATGTTCTCGATGTGCGCGTCCGCCGGAAGGGTGGCAAATACGCCGCTCACAATCGCCGCCGTCACATACTGGGAGTACGAAAGGTGGTTGCGGGCCGCACGGCCCAATTCCTGAGCGAACATCGGCTGATTGGCCCCGGTCACTGCCATCATGCGGACGTAATCGTTGCCCGCCGCGTTCATGTAACGATCTTCAAATCCATTGGCGTTCGCCCACTCGATTGGGATACCGGGAGCATTTCTGGTGTTGCATGCAACTGATGGATAGGGAAGCGGAATATTCGGGTTCCCTGCAAACCTGGCGCGAATGGCTCCAGTGAGATCTCCTAATTTGGCCATATGTCTTTCTCCAGTGTCCCCCGGCTCGCCGGGTTCACGTTAAGGATAGCATGGAGTTGGCGCAGCGGATGGAATCAGAATAGAACGGTCGGAATCGAACCGACCATTATCCTATCACGTAAGTCCCGAATTTGGAGCGGCGACTACGGAACGGCCCCTGTCTGCGCTGGGGGCCGCGCTGGTCCGCCATGACCTGGGCCATGTAGAACAAGTCGATGAGCGAAAGTTCTTCCGAGTGAGAGGGATCGCCGTATGCCTTGTTCCGCAAGGCATCGTGCATCGGCATCCATCCTTTCGCGCGGGCCGCTGCCGAGGCCGTGGCCGTCGCGAGGAAGTCCCGGCAGTTGTCGATGGGAATGACGTAGGCCGGATTCGTGGGGGCCGTCCCGCTGGCATAGTACGTGATCCGCAGTTGAACCGCCGAAGTGGCGCCGCGGAATTGCAGCCGGTTGTTCGCCCAGAGATAGTTCCCAAGGCAACCGCCCGGCGCACCGTCCAGAGTGCCAGGAGAATCCGCCGGGAAGACTTCCGTGAATGGAACCTGCGAGCCTGGATAAAATGCCCCACCCGTTCCGGCGATGCCGTCGCTGCCGCTGCCGTTTAGCGAGAATGTCTCCGCTCCTGTAACGGTGGCGAACCAATTCCCCCATGGCGCCGGGGTCGATAGCACGCCGGAAATGGCACCCTCAACCATGCTCCCATTCGGCCCGAGATTGTGCGGGACTACGCACGTGACGTTGATCGGCGTTGCGGTGTCGGTGGAGGCAATTGCGATGCTGGGTCCAGCCGCGCGCTCTTCAATTGTTTCGGGTTCGCTGAAATCGGTGATGTTGTAGGTCTGCGGGATCAGGACGGTGGTGTTTGCCGGGAGTACGACCAAGACGTTCGGCTGGACTCGCTTCGATCCGCCCGTGATCTTGGAGAACATGGTCCGGTAGGGTTCCCCGAAGAGGCTGCCGGAACCGGCGTTGCCGCTGCCAGTGACGCCAAGCAGGTAATTGTTGGTAAACGTTTCCCCGCCAACGACTTGCACGTCGCTCAGAAGGCCGCGCACATCATCAAGAACCGCCTGGACCGTACAAATGGCCACGTTGCACCCCTACTGCACTTTGCCGGTTCGCATCGTTCCGAGGTCGCGAAGTCCTTGAGGCGCGCCAGGTTCGTGAGGGTCTACCTTTTGAACGAGGGGCGCGGTTTCGCGAGCTTGGTCGGCGGATGTCGAGGGCGGAAGGGAGTGGTCGATATTCTGCTCCGGCACCGGCGAGGAACCCGCGTTCACTTCGACGTAGGGGATCGTCTGGACAGAATCCGGCGCCGGGGCCAGCGGATTGGGAAGCCCAGGTCCGCCAACGAGGGGACCTGAAACTCCCTGCTGCATGAATGCCCGCGGGTCACGTCCCCAACCATCCGAAAGGCGTAGTTTTACGATTTCGGCGGTAATGAAGAGAGCTGGGGGCTCTCCGTGCGCCTGTGCCAGGCCACGATGAACCGCGCTGAGAATAACGAGTTCCGTATCCTTGTTCACGTTGAATCCGGGCAGGGCGTCAGTCCTGCCCCCCGTGTGAACGGTCATGAGTCCGACCCCCGGAACCCCGTATTCCTTCCCGGACTTTCGCGGGTTAGTCGCTTCGTTGCGGGTCGATGGATCGCCGTGCTTCCAGCCGCACGATTGGCAACCCATAAGATTCAGAATCCCGTCACACTGTGGGCAGAGCATCGTTTTTCTCCTATTTTCGTACAGGTTGGGCCTGCGATTGGATCGCGGCGATGGCCGGCGGTATCGTAAGAAGCTGCTGTTTGCATTCGGGACAGAACACCGCGGCCAACGAAATGATCTTGGTGCAGAGCGGACAGGCGTAAGTGTCGCGGGCGATAGCGCGGTGCGACCAAACGCGCTCGAAGCCGAGCCAATCGGCCGCCAGCCGCATGGTGTCGGTGATTTCCTGCCAGTTCTTCTGATCGTTCAGCCTTTCGCCTTCCGCGAACAGGAACTCGAAGTAGCGCGTCTGCTGGTCCGTCATCTGCGCCAGTTCTGTTCTGTTGGGGCCGGGAAGTGTCCCGTCTTCGGAGTATTTCCGAAGTTCCACCTTCATAGGCCTCAATTCAATAATCCCCGGCATCGCCCCGTTGGGCACGTTGGACAGGCCTCCGGTCCAGTGTTTCAGGAGATCGGCAACGATGCTTTCGACCGACACCGGCTTGGAGATCCTTGGCCTCTTGGGGATGCCAGTCATGGCGCTCAGTCCCGCGATGTCCATGACTTCCTCGAACGAATCGAAAATCTGAAGCACGAACGGGTCTTCGCCGCGCGGCACAGGTTTCAACTCAAACGCGGTCGATCTGGTGGCCCCGGCCCCTTCCCCGTTAACGCTGCTCCCGTAATTTCTCCGAATCACGGGCAGCGGCCCTGGATAGATAGACGCCAAAAACCTGCAATCTGCGATGTAGCGGGCCATTCGATTACCTCGTTTGAATTATAGCCTATCCCTTTTCGCCCAGAACGGGAAACTGACGGAGCCGCCACGCTTTCCAGGGTTATCGTTCAAAAATGCGGGAAAACAATCACAGATCACGTCCCCAATCGTTCTGTCGATTGCGGCGTCCACGGCATCCTTCCCGTCGTACTGCTCCTGCAACCGCTCTTGGAACCCGAGCCGCGTTTGTTCCTTGACGCAGGCGATAAACCATTCGGTGTCTATCCAGTTTGGCTCCCGCGGCCCACCGTCGCGCGCTGGCAGGGTCGCGTTTGTCGGGATGCGCCAGCCGGCCGCCGGGAATGGTGCTCCTGGATTGCGTTCGCTCCAGAGAGCGATCACTGTTTCACGGGAAACAGTCGGACGGTCTACCGTGTCAAAAGTGCCACGAACTTTTCCGTGCGGGCTGTCGGTGCCGTAGATCAAATCCTCCGGCGAAAGCCACTTGGTGACCACCCAGGTATCGCGAGAGCGCATTTGGCGGTCGCGGCGGTACTCCGGAGTCGGCGTTTCGATGACAACGTTTTCAGTCCCGCCGCCGATGATGGGGACCGAGACCTCGACCTTTCGGACGATGGTACGGCCCGTCTTGAATGCTGGCCAGAAAAGGGCATCGCTGTTTTTCCACGCGAAGATCGGATGGCCGTCCGGGCGGCGCCCAAGTTCAGTTCCGAGCAGGTTGTTGAAGTTGGCGATTTCTGTGTTCATGTTTAGTAACTGGCGCGGCTTGAGCACTTTAGGTTCATCGGAGGGACCGGCGATGGAGTCCCGGCCCAATACTGGTCGCTGGGAGATCCGCTCGTGTATTGCGTGATCTGAATCGCCCACACGGGATTGTTCAGCAACGGCGCATTGGTCGCCACCATCATGCCCGCGTCAGTGTAGGTGGCATTCGCCACGCCCGCCGTGGTGATCGTGGCCGTCGATCCTGATACGCCGGTCACCTTGTAGGTGGCGTTGAGCGCGGTCGCCACGGTGGCCCCAGTGACGGTGATTTGCGCCCCGACCCACAGATAGCTGGTGGAAGTAAAGGTGATCGTCCCGACATTCGAGGAAACGACAATGTTGGTGAGGGTCCCCCCCAAGGGGAACGTCGTCACCGGCTGCACGGCCTGCGCCTGGCAGACATACTGCGGAGTCGAACTTATGTCGAACACCGAAACGTAATTGTTTGGAGGCGGCCCGCCGACCTGATTCGTTGCCTGAGACTGGGAGAAGGCCGCCGCCGCGAAAACGAGGAGAAAACCTATGGCTTTACGCAATGCGTTACTCCTGTGCGGATTATAGCACCCGCGTTGAAAAAAATCGGGGTGCCCGAAGTCCAGGCACCCCATTCCCAAGAAGACAATACAGGCAAGTGGCTGAAAATAAAGCACTTATCACTGCCCGGCGGGAACCGCGAGCGAATAAAATACCACACCGCACCCCGAATCGACGGAGTAGAGCTGGCGCGTATTTTGCAGGTAGAACTGGAAGCCCGCTTGCGGGTTCCCGGTGGTCGCAGAATGCCCGATGAAGATTTTCTCTCCTTCGGGGGTCTGGATGAAGTCAACCTCCGCGAGTTGGCACCAGCCGAAGTTGGAGGGGTTCAACCAGTCCACTCGGGCTTTGCCGGCGTAGCGGGACACGTGGTGCGTGACGTCGCAGAAGGGGAAGGTGTCGCCGTAGTCGTTTCCGCCCGGCGCGATGTCGATCATTTTGTCGGCCTTGCCGCGGAGCCAGTTACTAATCGTGATTCCCTGCAAGTACGCCGAAACTCGTTGCGCGGTGTGGCAGACGCCGATGACGTCGGTATAGGCTTCCTCGTCGCGGCGCTGAATCAGTTGGCTTTTTCCGGCATATCCCAGCGAAGGGGTATAGAACCCGTTCTGCCCGTTGACGGAAGGCGTGACCAGTTCATAAGCGGTCGCATAGGACAGGCCGCCCAGCGAACCGGAGCTGGTGGTCGAATTGAAGGTGTAGATTCCGTTGCGCCACGAACCGGCGGCGGCGGTGTAGGCACCGGCGGCGGCGCCGAGCCCCATGTTCGGGAACATGATCTGGTCGGTGTTGACGGGGGTGTAGGTGCTGACTCCCTTCAACGTGATGGTGTTGCTGGCGTAGTTGATCGAGGCAACGCGGGCGCCGGCGAACTGCAACACGTTGGCCGTGCTGTAGATGTCCACCAGCATGTTCTGGCCGCGGATGCGATTGGTTGCGAAGGTGGCTTCCAGGTTGTACGTCACTTGGCCGCTGGAGATCACGGGAGATCCGGTCCCGTTGGCCTGCGCCAGCGTGCCGGTGGAATCGTTGAAAAGGCCGATCTCGTTGTAGATGGCCATTTCCGAAATGCCCTTTCCCAGCGAGAACTGCAAGGCGTTGACAATGGCCTGTTTCCTGTCCTTCGTGGCCATGATCGCACGCATGGGCAAATTGAACCCAAGGTTGTTTTCAAAGGTTCCAAAGGCCATGAAAGCCGTGCCCATCATCGAGCCGGTGCCAAGGTCGCCGCCGTCGAGGCTGAAGGCTTGGTAGTCGCCCCCGATATACAGGAGGGCGGGAACGCGCCAGGCGAGCACGGGGCCGCCGACGCTGTAGGTTGGGGAGCCGCCGGTTGCCCCGTCACTGAAAGCCGACACGTTGTGTTTTTCGGCCTGCTTGTTGAACAGATTTGCGAAGTTTGATTGCTTTTGCGCGAGCAGGTAACCCAGTTTTTGGTTTACCTGCTCCAGCATTACCGAGGTGACATTTGCCGTTTGAGCGGTGATGCCCATTTGAGACTCCTTTGGGGTGGCCCGGTGGAGTCCGGCGCGGGTGGCTGCGTTTTTAGGTTAAGCCGTGCGTCGAGCTTCTACCGGAATATCGCCTTGAATTGGCGGTCCCACTCGTCGGAGGAGATCCGCTGGGGTTGTCCATTTTTCCCCACTGGAGCCTGGGGCGATGCGGAGGGGCGGTCGGTGCCGCGCTGTTGCGGGGCTGCCTGACGGCCGCTCGGCTTGCCGGGGGTCTGTGAGGTGGCATTGACGTACTTCGCGGCGATTGACGGAAGTACGCGGTTTGCCCTGGACAAAAAATCTGCATGATACGCTTGAACACGCGGTTGCAAACTTCTGCCATCACGCGAACCTGAGTGCCAAGCCGTACCGTAGTCCTGCATGATGGCGTCAGACTGCTGCTTATGCTCAGTCCACCATTCGCTCTGTCGGAGGGTGGCCCCGACTTCATCATGAATGCTTTTTTTGATGGACCTATACGCGATATCGCTGTATTTCGCCTTGATGGGTGCCAGGATTTTATCCAGAGCCGCATCAATCTTCTGAAATTTCGGGCCGTCCAGAGAAGAGGTTTGGAAACCTTCCGAATCTCTCTGCAACGCAATGCTTTGGCGGTTATCGAAGTCAGCTCGCTCTTGCTCCCACGCGGTACGCGCTTGCGCTTGAGGGTCGGCCTGCGGCAATTCCTTCTGGTAGTGCCCCGTCAGACCCCACTCGACCGCCTGCGCGTCTTCCAGGTGCGTTGGATTTTGAGTCTGGGCGGCCTTGGCGTAGAGGGATTCGACCAGCGATTTCCCGGTGGACTGAATGAAGTTTTGGTAGGCCGTCGGGTTGGTCTGCCGCAAAACTCCCGGTGCCATGGTCAGCATTTTCTCGAAACTGCGGGAGAATGTCGCCCGCGACTGCGGGTCCTGGTGACTCGCTCCGCTCCAAAAGTCCAGCACGCTCTTGACGGCCCGATCGCTTCCAAAAGTCCAATCGTTGTACATCGTGCGGTGGTCAAAGGCCTGTTGGCTGGCGGATTGCGCTTCGGCCGGCGTGGCGAATATCTGGCTGACTTGCTGGCTGTACTGCAATGCGCCTTGGACTCGCGGCAGTTCGGCCTTGGGCACCTGATAGAAATTGCCGTCTGGCGATAGTTGCCACGGGGACTGGTTGGCATCGGCCCTTGGCTGGGAGTCTCCCTGCGGAGCTGTGTCCTGGGTCTGCGGTGCGGTCGGCGCATCGCCGCCGGGGATTTCCTGGGAGCCTTCGGAAGGCAGCGAAGAATCGCCGCCAGCTTCGCCACCAGGAGTCTCATCGGCAGATGCCGAATCGTAAGCGTCCCCCAAGAGCGAACCGAGGTCGAGGTCACCGGTGCCGCCGGGGGGTGCCCCCCCCCCAGCGTCTCCTAATCCTAGTGAAATTGCTGCCATATCTGTGGTTTCAATCCACGCGCCCCTCTACGAGGCGCGAAATTCCAAATACTGTGGAAAGGGTAACGCTTTACGCGGAGGATTGCAAGTTGTGCGTCTCGCAATGCGGTATAGGCGTCATTCCTCGACCGTCCTTTTTGCCACGAATTCATCGAATTCCTGCCGCGCGCCGCCGAGAGAGGAGTTGAAATAGCGCTTGCCTTTTGCCGCGGCCATGGCCCAAGCGGCATACCGAAAGTTCGTCCGCGCGCCGGTATAGTTCTCACCCGTCGCGCGCTGGCAGGCCCCGCCGCCGATATCGACCTCGGATTCATCGAAATGGTCGCGATGTGCCAGCGACGGCAGCGGAGCGCCGATCTTTTGCGATGCGGTCGCGCCGCGCAACGCCGGGTGAATGGCGAGCGCGGTAAGGATCTTGGCGATAAATTCTTTCAGCATGACTTATTGTACTGGCGGCGGTGGCATCTTGGGCGGCATCCCGCCGGGCGGCACCGGCACTGGGACCGGCATTGGCTTCGGTTGCGGCGGCTGGATCACGGCCTGCACTCCGGGCGGCTCGATTCCGGCGTTCTCCAGCGCCTCGGTAACCGCCGGAGATCCGAGATCCGATCCTTTGAGAGCAACCGACACACTGGCCTTGATCGGCGGCTTCGGCGGCGGCGCTTGAGCCTTTTTCTGGCACGCCTGCCCGTACAGTTGCAGGTTCTCGTAGCCGTTCGGGTTGCCCTGCTCCAGCTCGAAATTATTAACCAGATACTGCTGAACCAATTTCGCGCAGAAATCGAAATCGTCTTCCCACTCCGGCTGGACGGAAGGCTGTTTCGGCCCCGGCGATCCATCCGGGTTCGCTGGACCCGGTTGCGCTTCCTTGGACGCCAAGCGCCCGATCACATCCATGCACTTATCGCGCTGGTCGAGGTGGGGGATGTGCATGCCCGGCATGTCCAGCAATTCCTTGATCTCGGGGATATTGAGCGGATCGTCAAACCCAAAAGCCTTCAGGATTTCGGGAGATTTATCCATCATCCACATTGCGAGATCGCGCCGCTGGCCCCACGTCATCGGCACGGCTTCATCGGCCTCGAAGTGATAGTGCCCCTCTTTTAGGTCTTGGATCGCCAGAGTGACCGTATCGAATTTCCCGTATTTATTGGCCGTTTGGCTGGTGAATGCCAGGACACCATCCTCATGTTCGGCCAATAGCTTGCACCCTTTTTCGTAGGTGCCTTCCCAGCATCTTCCAATCATAACCCAAGTGATGGAGAGTTGCCGGATGGCTGCGTTCGTTTTCAGTTCGCTCTGCCGGGCCGTAGGATCGTCGGTAGCGCCGCCCCAAATAACTGGAGTCAAGCCGGTACGGTCCTGAGCCTTTTGTTCCAATTGCGAGAACCACGGAGCGATCTGTTCGGAAAAGGTCAAAGGCGGCAGCCGGTAAATCAAATCTGCTAAAGTTCCCCCAGGGGGCCGAACGGCTGGGATCAAATCGCCTGGATTGTCGCGGCGCCGCGCCCAGGCGTCCATATCCACGCGAGTGGGGTCCGCAATGCCGGGTTCATTCGAGCGCGCGATGTTTTGCTGGCACTGATTCAGGATGTCATTTGACAGATCCTGGAATTGAATCCAATCCTCGCCCAGCGGCTCGCACATGATCCGGCTGGTGGGCTCCGGCTGGCATTCTTGCCAGTGGTCGTAGATTACCCGATTCTCCAGGTCGATTACGTGACCCTTTATTGCCGTGATCCGAAGGCCGTCCGGGAAGTTCTCTTTCAGGAGTTGCCGGTCAGCCTTCTCTGCCACCATTTCATACATGGCTGGAGACCAATCTTCCTCGATAATCGACCAGCGATTTTCGCGCTTCGGACGAACCACGCCGATTGGCGATGCCATTGAGGAACGGATACTCTCGCCGTACAGAAGCGATACGGATTGTTCTTCAAAGGCGCTGTCTCCATCCTTGATCGCTTGGCGCAGGGCATCCCCAAATCGCTGCAAAAGTCTTGCCTTGTGCTCTTCCCGTTCTCTCCGAATCCAAAGACATCCCGAAGCTCCCTTGCGTCCGTCCGTATCGAGCGGAACGCTTACCTCGCTTGCGTCCGTCAAATCAATTTCGATGCCGCCCTTCGGGATGCGTGTTGGCGGGAGATCCTGCGGGACATCGGCTTGCGCCGGGTCCTGATATGACGCTTGGGACATATCCCCGGTACAGCTTGGGCATGACTCTGGGCGCGCATCTCCAGAGGCCATCTCTCCGCAGTCTGGGCACTGGAACCCGCCACCGAGTTGCACTGATTCCGTGCCAGTTTGCGGGATGTCCTTCCAGCCGTATTTTGTGGAGTCCTCCACCCATTCGATCGTCAGAAAACTCGTGCCGAAATTGAACAGGCTGTATACGAGCCATAGATTCAAAACCTGAAGTTCGCATTGCTGCCGCATGTACATGGCGGCATTGTTGGCGGCCCGTGCTCCGGCGATATCCTTTTCGTCGGACGGGTCGTTGGGAACGGCTACGGCGTTCGGGATGCGTGTCCCCAGGACTGCCATCGTTTTTCGGCAATAACCGCGGTAGTCGTTTTGGGTGTAGTCGTAGGAACCGCCGTTTCCACCGCCGGGGAAAATCGAGCCGTCTATTCCGGTGGCGTCCACCAGGCCACCGTAAAGCGCCGGCGCGAAATTCTGCAAATCCCGATAGTACAGGCTCGCTTTGTGGATCTTCCGCAGAATCCATACGCGGTCGATGTCGGATTCGTCCGCCATCTCGCTTGACATCACGCGGGCGATGGGTTTGGCTAGCTGGGCGATCAACTGCTCTTTCGTCGGGGTCGGCGCGGCGTCTCCCAGGACTTCCATTATGCGACCTCGGGTGTCATCGGCTCATTCATAGAAACGCCGCTGGGTGCCGTAGGCGCCGGGGGTTTTGCGGAGCGCTTGAATGCCGGGTGCAGTTGCGTCAGGAGAGCCATGTCCATGTCGGCGCTCATTTTTCGGAGATTCTGCATTGAGCGTACCGCTCCGGCGGCAGTATCCTCGGAGCGCCTGAACTGCGCCATGTCCGGCGGCTTCTCTTCGGCGCGCGGTTCCATCAGTTTCAGGTTGAGTGCGTCGAGGCTTCTCAGTCGCTCTGACATCAGCGCCTTGAATTGGTCGCGCGAGTCGGACAACTCCAGTACGAGCCGTTCCACTTCCGCGCGCCGCTCGCCGGATATCGCTTCGGCTGAGATTCGGCGGGTTAACTCGATTTCATATCGACGCTCGCAGTCGTTCATGGCCGCTTCCATGGAGCGCTCGTGCGAGATTTTCTCCTGGAGCGCGCGTTCGAGAGCTGCGATCCTATCGGTTTGTCGAAGAATTGTCCACAGGCTCATGATCCCGAGTCATCCCCACTAGCCGGAGGCCCGGCAGAATCATCGTCGGCGTCTGGGCCAGACTCCTGCGATTCATCATCGGGCACGGCCTCGAAGAATTTGGCGCAAGCATCGTCCGGCTGGAAGACTCCTTCGACCTTCGCGCAGTCGCCAGTTTCGACATCGTACATGGCACAGTCTATGCAGTGATTCTCCGCGCCCACGAATCCGGCCTCGTCTCGACTGGCCTTCGCGCCAGCAACCTTTTCCGGCGTTCCTGGGGGAGGCATCCGGCCACTGGGTGCGCTTTTCGGAACGGGGGCAGACATAGCGATTCCCGAATCGCTACCGGGCGGTGGCATTCGAGCCATGGTGTTCTCCTGTTGGAGATTTTAGCACTTTTGCCGCCATTGGGTTAAAATTCAGCCATGTACCGAAAAACATTGCAGGCGATTTTTGCTTTTGTGGCCGTCGCTGGCGCCCAGCAGATAGACTGGATCAGCCAAGTCAGGAACAAGCCATTTTTGAGTGCGTCTGACTACAATTTCCCCGCGCAGAGGCCCGCCGTCAATCTCTCCGCGCACGGCGTCAACCAGTCGATTCCCTTGTCTCCATGCCCACTGGGGGTAAACGGCTCGGACACCGCCCACTATCTCTACATTGCGGACAGCCCCAACTCGGAGGCGGTGCTTATCACGGGAGGCACCTGCACCAGCGGTGCTCTCAGCGGCACGATCACCGTAACGCCGAACAACGGGCACTCCGGCAACTCCTCCTGGACAATCGCGAGCGCCACCAACGGGCAGCAGGAGGCCGTGGTTGTCACCCCCGGAGGAGGGCAAGTTCTTCTGCCGCCCCAGGCGCTCACGGACTACGCCACCGTGACGCATGGCGCGTATCACCAGTTTTTAGGCCAGGGGTCTGGCGCGACGTTGGTGTCCTGTCTGCCCCTCGGGGCATCGCCCTGCTACGCCTACCAATCCGCGATTCAGTCGATGGCGTACGACGTCGATTCCTCCATCGCTTACAGCAACTTCACAATCTACGCCCAGAGCCCAATCGCGTTGAACAGTCTGACGCCTCCCGGCGGATCGAACTATCAGGGCAATCTCAAGGGCGTCAAGATCCAGGACATGAACCTGCAAGGCACCTACGCCACCGCGACGGATGTCAACCGCTGGACCAATGTGGTGCCCTCCGCGGCCACCGTGCAGGCGTTCGGCGTCGGATTCTCCTGCGGCCAATGCTTTCGGGCCTGGATCTCGCACAACCTGATCGAGAACTTCGGCATAGGGATCTACTATGACGGCGACGAAGCAGCCATCGAAAACGAGAACCGTATCGATCTCGACGGCTGGCTGATCTACATTGACGGAACCCCGTTGTCGAGTATCTGGAGCGGTAACCAGAATGTGATCGCGGGGAACAAGCTGGCGGCCATCGAGCGCATGGGGGGGGTGGTTCTCAATGGAGCGTTGAGTACTCGCGTTCTGAACAACTACTTCGAGTCCTATTGCCCGTCAAGCGTAATGGTCAAATCGACGGCGGGATACAACCTGCAAATCGCCGGAAACCGAATTGACGATCCCAATAATTCCTCCCTGTGCGCCACCGGCGCGGCGAACTCGACCCCGTTCATTAATCTGGACGACAAGTATAACGAAGAGATCACCGGCAACAGCATGCAGATCGGCCCCAACATTCCTCCCCCCATGGCCTTCGGGACCACCTATGCGTCCTATTCGACGCAAGATCTCTATTCGATTCACGACAACGGAACCACCTGGCCGAACCCCACTGGTTTCGCTACCCAGCTAGACGGACTCGGACCCGTCGTTTATCCGGTGCAGCCGCTTGCCGTGGTGGGCGCCGTAAAACCGTATCTCTGGAGCGCCAACAACAGCGGGGGCGGATACGACAGCTATGCCGGAAATCCCTGGGTGGCCGACGGCGTAACCGGCCGCTACGTTCTCAGCCAAACGCTGGGCGACATCAACGCTTACTTCTATCTCCAAACGAGCGAGATCACGGGGTTTTCCGTCAATGTAACGGCGCGCTATGACGGGGTCCACTCGTCCACTTTTCTGCAAGTGCAATATCAGGGGTCGAGCCTGGTTACGCTCTACGCCAACAACCTCACTTTTTCCAACGCCTCCGAAGTGCAGACGCAGACGGCTTACGCGACCATCCCGAACGGGCAGCCGCTCAACGGGTACTTCATCGTCACGGTGAATGCGGGGCAGGCCTACATCGAATCCGTCGAAATGGCGCCCCAGCGGATATTGCCTACCGGGGGTGTAGTGGCAAGCGCCTCGACCATCACCCCGAGCGGCTTGGCTTTCCCGTTATCTGGCACCGCCGCGATCAGCACCATCAACCTGCCCTCTCTGTCTTTTGCGGGGCAGGTCTGCGCGATCCCCACCGGCATCTGGACCACCGCGACGGGCGGAAATATCGCGCTCGCTTCCACCGCGATAGTGGGGCGGCAACTCTGCTGGACCTATTTGCCGGGGCAATCCCTCTGGTACCCGAGCTACTGATGGTTCACCGGCGGGACCGGAGCTGGCGCAACGGACGTTGTTGCGGGAACCTGCACGGGGAATTAGGCTGTCGGCACGGAGAACGAGGTATCGAAGAAAATCCAGTGCGTTCCGTTCCATTGGATTGGAAGCACTGTCGCGCGACTCGCGCCATGGTCCACCGCGAAACCACTGTCGCAGATGAGATTTGACGGAAGCGCTACCGTGCGGCCTCCGGTGGCGTCCTGCACCAGCCTGATCCACAATCGCTGCCCGGTGGGGATTGTCGAGACGCCCGTGTAATCCAGCGTCATTGAGGCGACGTTCCCGGTGAGAGTCACGCTGATTACGTCGGCTACTGAAACGTCGATCACGAGGGCTGAAGCGTAAGAGACGGTCGCTTGCGTCAACTGCGAACCGGACGACACTGACGCGATGAAGCCCAGATTGTCTTGCGGGTTGAACAGCCCGAACGGGATGAGCATCGGCTTGCGTTCTGCCGCTTGGAAGTTTACGAGCTTGCCGAAGAAAGCCGGGCTGCCCATGCGTTAGCCCTTCAACACGCTCAAGGCGTCTGGCCCGAGCTTCAACAAGAACGCCAGCAACCCGACCCAAAACATATCGCGGCCAATCGAGACGATTTTTCCGTTGGCGGAAAGCGCTTCCATCAGGATCCCGACGAGCGCGATCAGAAGACTTAGGTAAATGACCATGCCCCCATAGTATCACCGTCCGAGGGAAAATTTTCGCGACTTGCGGGAGCGGCTTCCAGCGGCAGTAGCCTGGGGCCACTGCATCGCCCGGATATCCGGCGCGTTTGCCATGGTGCGCGGGGCGCATACCGCCAGCAGCAGCACTTCAACGAAAGCCGGAGGGTCCTGGTCGCGGCGAAAGGCCCCGAGTTCGGCAATCAGACACTTGCACTCCGGGGAAATCTTCAACTTCGGCCAATCGCCGGTTACCTTTCCTTCCGTCATGCCCATGTAGCGGTGGTACTCGGCCAGGTTCTCTTCCGCCAGCTCAAACGCCCTCGATCGGTCGTATTCGAGTTTCTGGAAGTCCGGCGGTCGGAACGCCAACAGCTCGCGAAGTCGGTCCACAGCGGCGTCCCCCTCTTCCACCATCTCGGTTCGGATGCGGCCGGCGCGCAGCGTCTCGCGCGCCTGGTTGCGAGCGTCCCAATCGGCTTCCTCCGGCTCGAATGACAGCAGCGATTGCTCCATCAGTTCCGCCCAGCAGCCGACCGGCTCTATCGGGGCGAACGCCGATTTAGGAAGCAGAACATCATAAGGTTTTTGCGTGACTTCCTTCATCCGAACCACTTTTTTCCCGTTGTTCAGGTCGGCCAGGATCTTGCGCCCGAGCTCCCGGCCCGCAACGGTGGCGTCTATTCCTTCGAGAGGCAGTTCGCCAACCACGCGCATACAACCGCGCGGCAATTCCGCCACCCATAGGGCCGCCCTGCCTGGAATGACAGCCACGAACCGGCGCATCCACGGCGCGACTGTTTGGGAGTCGATGTGAACGGCATTCGACGGTTCCCCAAGACGCGGCGAGACGCGGAACTCCGGCACAGCGGTGCGTTTGGAGGAATCGTACAGGCGCTTGAGGGCTTGGCTCATGGCGTCGGTGTCGTCATCATGCTTCGCCGCGGCTCCCGCGGCCAGCTCAGCCAGGAACTCCCACACCCATGGGAAAAGGTCGGGATTCGGCAGAAACACGTTCCCGGCCTCGACGTACCCGGATATCGCCGCCACGCGCGACCACTTTCCTCCCGCTGGAGGGACTGGAATTATTCCAGGGATCTCATTTTTCAGGGTGTCGATGACCGCCGGGCCATTGGCCGTATCCTCCACCAATTTCTCCGGGCACGGATAGATTTCAGTCACGTTGCGAACGGCATCCAGAGTCTCGGGGAAGGTCCGGTGTCCGTGATCGCGCATCATCAGGTAAGCGTTGGCTCCGGTACGCGCCCACACATGCCCGGCCACGTAATCGTTTTCCGAACCGCCCTTGAAAGCCATGTCCCAGGACTGCACCACTTGCTCGAATGCGGACGGCAACTCCACCGGCAGACGCTCAACGAACGATCCATCGGAGAGCGAGATCCGAATGGCCCGCGGGCGGCCGTCCTGATCCTTCACTCCCGCGCCGGGAGGATTGTAAAACTGGAACCACTCGCGATTGAGCCCGCTCTTGCCTCCCGCCGAAGGTTCCTGGTTGAACTGCGCCGGGTAGTGGTTCTTGTGCTCGCGCTTCGCCGTGGCGACATCCTCCGGCCCGAAGCGCGCCGGGAACATCAACTCTCCGAGATGCGTCCGGGGGTCCGGGTACGCCAGTGGGCCGATGGTGTGGGCACCCCGCCATTCCAGCGGGATGACGCATTTATCCCAGCCTCCCAATTCCTCCAAGTATTCCGTGAGATCGGCGCCGTAGCTGGAGCGCTGTTGGACGCATAACGCCACGTCAGTTCTCGGGTCGATGGAGCGGCTTGCCATTGACGCCGAATACCATTCGCGGACGTTCTGCGGGTAGGTTTCCGGTTCCTTCACCATCTTCTCAATGTCATTCGGATCATCCATCAAGCGGCAAGAACCGCCCTCTCCAAGGACGCCGCCCTCGACGGACGCGATCATGCTGAAGCCGCCCTTGTCGTTATCAAAGCGGCCCTTTTCGTCTTGGTCGGAAACGATGCTGAATTTCTTTCCCCAGCGGGCCTGATACCACTGGCTCTTAATGAGTGCCCTAGTTCTGCGAGAGTCCCGGCGCGCTAGATTTAAACCGAAGGAAGCGGCCAGGAACTTCTCCACAACTCCCGGCGGAACGCCTTTCGACGGAATGCCTTCCTCATCGAGCCAGCGCCACGCGCGGAACGCCACCAGGACGGTGGACTTCAGGCTGCGTGGGCTGATGTTGATGATGAGCCTGCGGATGTCGCGCCGGGCCAGAGCTTCAAGGTGCTCTACAAGGCAAGAAATGTGCCAATTATCCTGAAACGGGATGCCGGGCATAAGCGTTGGCCATGCCTGCTCCAGGAAGAATTTCAGATTGCCGACCGCGTAGTGAGCGTCGGACTCAATCTCCATCGCACGGATTGTTTCCTCGGCGCCGCGCAGCGCGGCATCGGGGGTGAGTCCGCCGGAGAACTTCCTACGCCCGGCCATTCGCAGTCAGCTCATCCAGGCGAGCGCTGATTTTCTTCGCCGCGCCTTTTTTCATGCGGCCGGTTTTAGTTAGCAACGATTGGAGGAAACGAGTTGCGCTGGCAACCTGGGCAGAGGCTTGCCTGGTTCTATCCTCCAATTCCCGAGCCTGTAGAAAGTTTGCCCGCTCCTCTTCGGAATTAAAGAGATAGAACCTCGTGCATTGTCCGGTGCCAAGATCTCCTTCGTCTCCTGAAGGCGCATAACTGCCACCGATCGACTTAAGGCCAAATAGGTCGTCGCTCTCGAATTTTTGGTATTCCATCATAAGGCTTTCCCCACGTTCATCATCCCTACGGTTCGCGGCTTTCGGAACGAAGAGTAGCGTGGCATCTTCGGGGCGCCCGCCACCCCGATGGCTGGGATCGACGGCTCTTTCGGGATGCTGGGAGCCTTCGCACCGCGCACCTTCTCGGACTGCATGGAATTGACGTTGATCGCGCCGGGGTTTATCATGCTGGAACGATTCTACCGCAAACCTTTCTGCGGCGCATGGCCGAATCCGCCCACCACGCTCCCATGCAGACCCCTCAATCTTCATAAATCCTCTCGACTACTTTCAAAATGAAATTCGCCGTTTTACCGGCGATTCTCCAGACCCGCTTGACCAGCATCGTTCCCGCGCCGGTAGCGATAAAGACCTTGGCGACTATCGTGTACGCGAGCGATAGTGCCTTGTCCATTACGTCTAGTATTACATACCATTTCCTTTGCTCGCATTAAGAATTACCTCACCGATGTCGGTTCTTCCCGGAGCCGGTCGGTCAACCGCTCGATAATGTGCCGCAACTCCTCGTTGGACTTCGCCGCCGCCTGAAGCGCCGCCGTGGTGGTCTCGGCCAGTTGGATTGCCGTCGCACGTTCTGCCTGGTTGGAGCGCCAAAGGAATATCACGGCGATCATCAACGCCCCGTTCAGCGTGACTTGCTGAACGGTCGCCGGGGTCCACTCGTCTCTCGGGGCGGGAAGCTGCACGGTTGTTTGCGCGGACAGGATAGGTGGCCCCGAACAAAATGAGATCAGCGAGACAGTCGAAATCAGAATAGTGATCGCTAGCCACCAGAAGGACCGTTTCGTGAGGTAGGCGAGCGGCATGTGGGGCTACTCCCCCTGGTAGTAAAACCAGTCCTTGATCTTTTGCCAGACGGTCTTATTGGCGGCAGGGACGGCCGCACTTGCAGCGGTGCCGCACAACGGCTCCGGTGCCGCTTGGATGCCGAGCGCTTGATCTGCCGCCAATTGCAATAGCAGTTCCTCTGCAGAGTCGGCAGCGGCATCGTGGGAGGCTGCCGCCTTCGTGTTGTGGGCCCGCACCGTTTCGGCTGTAGCCACGGCCTCCAGCGCTTTCGCGTGGGGAGCGGCAGCGGCTTTTTGTTTCGGAGTTTTTTGTTTCGGAGTTTGCGATTTCTTGGGAGCCTTCATGGTCTTTGTCTCTACTTCCCCGATTGGATGGACGCCGAGATTAACGCCCTCGGCTGGCGGAGGTTACGCAATCCGGCCATGGCGATATCCTATCACGCCTGCGTGCCGACTGCCCATACCGCCAGCCATGCGAGCGCTACTCCCAGGACGAAGCCCAGCAAAAGACCAACCGCGAAGTCGCTCATAGCCGATACCCGAAGACGTAGGCCAGCAGCACGATCAGCAGAATCAGCCCGAGCCCGCCTCCAAAGCCGCCGCCATACCCCCAGCGACCATAGCCGTAGTAGCCGCCTCCGACTCCGCAGAACAGCAAGAGAATCACCAGGAGTATGAGCATGGCGGGGTCCTTTTACGAACTGAGGTCGGCTTGCAGTTGCGCTATAAGATCGCTCACGGCCGCTTTGTAGGTGGCGATGTCGGCCGTGACGGTGGCCTGTGCGGCTACGACGGCGGCATCTTGTGGGCCTGCGTTGGCAATGGCGGTAGCGAGCGTTCCCTGATCGGCTTCAAGGGTCTGCTCCGTCGCAAGGAGCCCGGCGATTTTGGTATCGGTCGGCGTTGGGGTCGTTGGGGTCATGTGGTGCCTCCGATTCAGAGTATCACGAGCGGGCGCCGGTGTCTTTGCCTTTCCGGCGCCCGTGCTCAGGCCTATGCTCTGCTCTCTGTCTTCCGCGCCCTCCTTTCTTCCAACGAATTCCAAACACTTCGGGCAGTCTACCGCCAGCAGCGGCGACGGACCCTGGTACGTCAGAAGCCCTTCCGGCCCGAGCGGCTGTTCGCAAACAGCCTCCGCGGAGCCGTCCATTTTCGAGTAGTGCGTCATCAAGTTGCCTCCAAGATCCGTGGTTCGGAAGTGGTCCAGATCTACAACATCGCATAAAAGCGGGGCCAAGCGCGCAAATCTGAAGTCGCTCATGTCCCCGTCTTCCTGCCCGCTCCGGCCAGAACCTCGGACTGCGCTATCCGCCTGACTTTCAACTCCCAGGCGCATGACCGGCACCATCCCGCCTTGAGCAGTCCGCCGACTTCCCGGTGACAGCGTGGGCAAGCGACCATCTCGCGTCGGCCCACGGCGACATGCTTCAACTCCGCGCCAATTGGAACTTTTCCCTTGATGTCGAAGATTGGGGACAGTAAGCGATATTCCGTCCTGGCGCCCTTCCAGGAACGGCTTATCTCTATGTGCCCACATGAGATAAGCCGTTCAATGCTCGCCGCAACTCGACGGAAATTCATACAAGCGTTCCGGCCAAGTAGCCGACTGCCCATTTTGGCCGTGGATTTGCGACGACATGCCGCCAAAATCGCGTAAATCCTCACGTCAACAGCCTTTAGCCGCTCGTCTACCGAAACGCCCCACGGAACCATCGCGAACCGAAAAGCTGTCCCTACTGGAGGGACACCGCTGTCCCTACTGGGGGGACACGTTGTATACCTCATACCTGGCAACTTCATGCTTGCCTCGCCACTGACGCCCGAAAAGCGTCCGCGAATTCCGTGAATTCCCGTACCGCTTTGGCGTAGGGATCTTCCACCCGCCGCCGCTTGCGCCGCACTGGACACGCCTGCCGCGAGTGCAACTTACCGCACTCCCGGCAGATCTCCCGCACCCGCCGCCCGCCTCGATCTATCAGCCTCATCATGACCGCCATTCTACCACCACGAAACACATGCCAGGATTTTTAGGAGAAATTCTCGCACCCCTTTAAATCCTGGGAGAAATTCTCTCGCTCCCTCCGGGTTCGCCAGCGCGGCCCGAGTTTCAGAAAGGGGGCCACACCCCCTCCGTGGAATCCCCGCCGGCGAGCGGTGCGTGAACGATGCGTGAACGGTGCGTGAACGATGCCCACGTAGGAGCGGTGCTCATTTGTCCGGCGTGGCGAGCGCCGGCCGAGCGCCGGCTTGCCCTTGCGCGCCTCACGCGCCTCAAGTGCTGCCATGCGCCGGCGCGGACTCAAGCACCTTGGGCGGCCGGCCGAGAGCTGGCTTGCCCTTACGCGCTTCGAGTGCTGCCATACGCCGCTCGATAGCGGTACGAGCTCCGGGCTCAAGCGCGTCAAGGTATTGCGCCAAGTGCGCTTTCATCGCGCCGGCCGGTATCGCGCCAGTGAGCGACTTGCTCTCGCGCTTATCCACAATCATGCCCTTGAGCCGCGCGAGGTCCATGAGGGTCCGGCGCGCCAGGTCGTGGTCTGGCGGTAACTCGCTCCGCAGCACCTTCTCTGGCGACGTCTCCGTGCGCGGGGACACGTGAGCAGGCGTTCCGGCCATCGCCGATTGGACGATAATCACGAGTTGAGCTTCGATCCAGGATCGTGTGACGATGCCGTTAAGTTCATCTCTTTCAGCATCTTGCAACTCCTGGATTTCGGCAATGCGGTTTCGAACCTCGGGTTTCGCGCAAAGGATTGAGCTGTAGTTCGGCGCAAAGCCGGCCAGGCTTGCAGCCTCACGGGCAGATGAACCGGTGGCGATAAGGTTCGCGAGCATTTCCTGCTGCGGGTTAAGGTGTGTCGATTTAGACACGGTACAGGCCGGCGGGCGTGGCATATTGGCTTTGCCGATTTTATCATGGGCCGACGGCGGGTACGGAGTTTGGGGTTCGTTCGCAGGGCTTCTTCTATCCGAATGGATTGGGAATTATATGGGGCCGGAGGGCCAGAGTCGGCCCTCCAGGTAGGTTCGCGCCGTGTCTTCGTCTGGAAAAAGTTCAAAATACCCCTTGACAGTAAAGCGCTTCAGTGTTAGGATTGAGGAGTAGTAAGGAGCAGGAGCTAACCTACATGACACAGACACAGACACCGAAAAACGCGCGCATTACACCTACTTCAGCGAAAGCGACTTACGAACTCTACGTGAGAGATCCGAATGGTTGGGAAGATAGCTGCCCGGATT